AGTCCCCTCGTTGATGAGTTTCTCCAAATCCAGGGTTTTCCAGTCGATAACCTCAAGAGGTTCATTACCACGAGACCCCGCTCGGTAGAAAGTAAAGCCTTTCAGCTCATGGGTAAACTCTGCGAGCTGGGACTTTATTTCTTCCGTGGCTCTGTAGTCGTTGGGGAGATTACATGTTTTCGATACCGCTGAATCGATAAATGATTGCACAACTGCCTGTACTTTAATATGCTCTTCTGGTGTGACATCATAAGCTCCGACGATATGTTCGACGGATTTTCCTCCGAGGTATCGCTCTTTGAAGAGGGCGTCAACGACGTAGGTTTCATTCCAAACCCCATCAGTGCTCGTACGCCAACGACGACGGTACACAGGAGCAAAAACAGGCTCAATACCAGTTGACACACCAAGCACCATGCTAATAGTACCAGTAGGCGCAACCGTGAGAAGAACCCCATTACGAAGCCCGTGATGCTTGATTTCACTACGGATGCGAGACGGGAGAGTCTTGAAGAATTTTTCATTTTTTAAATTTGTCCACTCATAGGCGGGGAAGGAACCTTTCTCTTTAGCTAGGCTATATGAAGCCTTGTAGGCTTCATTTCTAATAGTTGCGAATAATCTCTCAAGAAATTCTAAACAATCTTCAGAACCATAGCGATACCCGGCTTTGATTAAAAAGTAATGTAATCCCGTAACTCCTAATCCGATTCTACGAGAACGGTCCCCTGCTTCCTTACATTCAGGAATTGGGAAATGATTTACAGTTAGAACATTATCTAGAAATCGCACTCCGGTGCGAATTGTGCGGGCAAGACGTTTCCAATCAACGTCTCCGTTTTCTAGAACCATATTGGCTAGATTTACGTGACCCAAGCAACAATTTCCATATGCAGGAAGAACTTCTTCTCCGCATGGGTTAGTTGACGGCATGTGCTCAAAATAAGAGACATTTGTATACTCGTTTGCAAAATCAATATTAAAAATTCCGGGCTCACCCGATTCAATTGCATTGTCTATCAAACGTCCCCATAACTCTTTAGCTCGGAGTTCTTTTTTACGAGCATTTTCAAACGTGTCATTATAATGTCCTTTGGAGAACATAGATGCACGACCGATAGCATCTTCTTCATCTTCTGCAACAACTTCTACTACGTCGTTACCATTTTCTGAAATGCGGTCAACTTCGTACTGATAATACTTCGCGTGCCGACCTCCCCACGTGAAATACCATTCCTCATCATTTTCCACAGCTTCTAGGAACCTGCTCGTTACAGCAACGGAAATATTAAAGTTTGTGAGCTCGTTTCTATCAAGCTTTACATTTAAAAACTCTAAAAGGTCGGGGTGTGTAACATTTAAAATCGACATCAGCGCAGTACGTCGGTTCTTCCCTGCGCGTACATGATTACCAATCTCGTTAATCATACGCATAACAGAAATAGAACCCGGTGCGCTATTAGGGATATTTCCAATATCGTTCCCTTTTGGTCGGACATTACTGAAATTAAATCCGACTCCCCCTCCCCCACACGAAATCTTGTACATATCGGAAATAGTCTTGCCGATACTGTCAACATTATCCTCGGGGTCTAAGACGTAGCAATTAAGGAGGTTCTGATTAGGACGACCTGAGCCGTAGAGAATCCTGCCTCCCGGACAGAAGTCGCCCGAGCGGATAGCATCGTAGAATTTCTTTTCGGATAAAACTTTTTTATCGTCAATTTCTGCACCCGCTGCACAAGTGGCTATACGTTTAGCTGTCTCTTTCCATGTCTTTTCACCGGGGAAAGCATATTTGTCGTTGTAGATGGTAGCGCCTAGTCCTTGTGGTTCGAAGTTCATCAGTGTATAATAGATTAAAAGATTGAGTTTTCTTTTGGAAGTAGCCTATTATATATGACTATGTGGAAATTAATTCTAGATAAATTGAACGCTGCCATTTTGACTCATTGGAGTCAAGTAGTATCGCTCATTCTTGGCGCTCTTTTGGGCGTTTTTGTGCTTGCCGGACTCATGAGCTGTAGCGCTGTTACAGCTGTAGAAGAAGGCGTAAGTAATGTGGATGGAAAACTTCGTGACATTCCCTATGCAGGGCGCGTATACGAAATTCCTTCGAATCTTGTTGGGGATGTTTATAACCTAGGCAAAGACACCGTTGAAGGTGTTGTCGACGTTATCACACCTGATGAAGAAGGGGACGAGTAATGGAAAAGCTTTCTAAAGACAAAAGAAACTTTATTATCTTTTTCGTAATACTTGGTCTCGTTGCAGCAGTTAACAACTGCCCTTGGATTACTAACCTGTTCTCCGGGGACACGGAAGTGGAAAGCACCGTCGAAGGTGCTTAGCTGTTTAGTTAAATGGCAACATTAATTTTTTTGGCGCGGGTAATACCGGTCATTTTTCAAGGGTGTTCTTTTAGAAGCCCTATTCATCCAGAATACTATAGGAGGTAAAGCGATGAATAACTATTTTACTCATTTCGATGAGATTTTTAAAGCGTTTGATGCAGGTGTCCCTTGGGACTCTTCGGACGTAGAGCGTGAGCGTAATACTCAAACATGTACGATGCCAAGTTTCCCACATTCTAATGTGTGGCTCTCTCCGGACACCAATGAGTTGTCTATGGAGTTTGCTTTGGCGGGATACTCGAAAGATGAGATTTCGGTTACAGCAGATATTGGAGCTATTTCTGTTTCTGTTAACCCCGATATTTCAGTCTGTGAAGGTCATTCCATTCATCATGGAATTTCGCGCCGTCAGGCGAACTTCTCCGTACGCATTGACAAAGCGTTTGATGCTCGGAAAGCGACAGTAGGATTTGAGGATGGTATGCTTCGGATTCAAATGAAAAAATCGAAGGATACACAAGCCGTCCAACTGATGTAATTTTGTTCTTTTATTTAAGCCATGGTGTGATTTAGGTTGCATCGTGGCTTTTTTCTTTTAAGCCCCTAAATAAAGAGAGCGCGAATGCGGGGCAGGAGCGCGATTCCTCATGCAATTTTTCGATAAAACCAAACCTCACGGACACTTACAAATATCTAAGCGTTTTCCCGATGGTAGCGAGGAGCTTGTGTTTGATGACCATAACGTAATTACAAGCGGACTAGGTCAAAGTATCGCCCAGTTTATGTCTGTGGACTGTAGTGAAGACCCTTGCATCCCCACAACACGAGTCTTACTTAATCCAAACCCAAAAGACGCAGGGCATGGAAGCGCGGGTTCTAATAACAATCAGAGAATGTCCAACGCCTTATCAGAGTCCGGGGAGGGGACATTTTTGAAGAACAGGACGAGGAGTGCAGAGCCTGCTGCGCCACCGCTATCAAAATTACCACCGCTATCAAAATTAAGCCCTTGTAATGTTAGAAATTACCTTATGAAGAGCTGGCAAGTAGGTACGGGGGCTTCTGGCGTTACAGAATCTATTTCTACCACACAACTCGGAGGCGCTTTAACTGAGGAGCAATACGGGGGGCCGGGACGAAGTGTAGCACTTCAAAAGGAAGTCCTGACGATTTGGGAAAATGAATTTATACAAGGCGCAGATAATCAGGTTATGTGTAAAGTGGAAAACACAAACACTGCAGGGTCCGGTATCATTCATATCATGGTTCTTGATGAAAACACAGCTAACGGGACTGTGTTAAATGAGATTGGGTTATTCACGTGGAATCCTTTCACCAAATTTGAGATAATACAAACCAAATCGGACGCAGTACTTCCTACTCCCATGGGCGACCTAAGAGATGAAAGGTCTTCGACGCCTATTAATATAGAAAGACCCGGTCACTTACTTGGGGCTTACAGGCAATTCAGCGATATCGCAAAAGAAGATTATTTTTCACTCATCTTCCGTTGGACAATCAATTTTACTGAAAATTGTTGAGTAGGTTGCTGAGGTTCTGGGAGAACCAAACCAGTTACCGTCGTGTTCGGGGAATTCCAGGTTTTTCTCATCTTTAATAAATGTATGGAATACGCCATCAATAGCGGTTACATGAACTTCCCAGGCTGGGTTTTCGTTAATTAAAACTTCATTATGCGGGAATGTATACCCCGGTTCTACGCGCACGATTCTTGTACCTTCATCCCAAGGTGCATGACGTCTAATGTGGTATGGAGCATCGTACCAGTCCCATATAGTATAATGTAGTTTCGGCTTCATTAGTATATAAAAGTAATGGGAGAGCGAAGAATGTCAGTATTTGGAGATAATAATTTTCCTACATGGGGAAAAGGGGCATCCTCAGTGCGTCGAACCAACGCTTTAAATCATGTAGTTGATTTTTTTAATCGAGCTAAGCCAGAATTGGTGTATATCATCCCCACTCAAGGAGTTTGTACTGTGATTCCTTTGATATGTGCGAAGCTGGAGATACCCTATATTCTGATTTCTCCGGCACCAAAGTATTTTGAATACATCCCGGCTGTGGAAAGGCAGTGCCTCAAAACAGGACTTACTCGTTGTAAATCGTATATCTGCTTAGAGGAGGACGTCGCAGGCTTGGATGATAGAAGTGACGTGCTTCAGAAAGCGTACGATTTTTCCTGCCGAGCCTCCAACGCGACCGTCTTTTTTAGCAGCGCAGAAAACTCCGAAAGTCTTGACCATAACATGGTTATGGACGATTTAGCCTCTAAAAGTGACCACTTATTCGAAGTTATTTATGATGCGTCTTAATTCTAAGAGGCAAGTGTTTTTCAAATAGTTCCGCCATAATAGGAACGTTCTCTTGGTAGGCGGGAGGGTACCGTCCGCCCGATTCGTGTCGTAACGGGAGCGGTATAATTTCATTAGAATACCCTTTAATATGAGCTTGTGCCGTGTAAAAGAAATCATAGTGGTCCCAAGGAGACGTTATTTTATCAGGCTGCTTCAGTTGGATAGAGTTTATAACAGCTCCTTTGGCGGCTAGAAAGACGCCATCCATGCCTACGGCATTTTTCACGTGACCATAATGAGAAGGTGTCATATCTGCGACTGACGGTCCATGATATACAACTCCCCCACCCGACTCATACTCCTGGCTGCACATGTACCAATTTATTTTACTTGTAATGTATGCAGAGCCTGCGACACCTAAAAAGCCTGCTTTTGGCTTGGAGAGCTTCGTATGTATGAGACTATTGAATTGCTTGGGGGTCATGAGGATTTCTATATCGTCATGACAGAAAATAACATAATCATCTGGTTTTATGTCTTGGCACCCTGTTTTGTATGCATCATACATGCTCGGTGCATTTACCATAAATGTTACTTCCCATCCCGCTGTGTGGAAAAATTGGGTTAAAGCGCCCACTGTGGTCGTCCCATCATCTCTTTCCGCTTGCGGCTTTCTCGTAGCTATGATTACATACCTTCCCATGCTATATAATAGCGTGGACCGGGCCGAAATTATTAAAGAACTGAAGAAATGTGCGGAAAGCCCTGCTTATTTCATTAACACCTACGTAAATGTCGTGCACCCCGTTAAGGGTGTTGTCCCCTTTGCTTTATTTCCATTCCAGGAACGTATGATTGGGGAAATTCATGATAATAGGTTTACCCTGGTACGTAAGTTTCGCCAAGCCGGAATCACCACTTTAACGGCAGCCTACTCCTTGTGGACTATCATTTTTGAGGACCATAAGAATGTGATGGTAGTGTCCATTGGTGACAGGGAGTCCAGAGCCTTTTTAGAGCGCGTTGTGATGATGTTTGACGATTTACCTAAATGGTTGCAGCCTGTAGAAGTAATGCGCAACAAGCACACTCTGAAGCTCTCTACGGGGTCGCAGGTAAAGTCCCAACCCGCAGGGGCTGGACGTGGTGAATCGGTGTCTTTGCTTATCGTAGATGAAGCGGCTTTCGTGGATAAAATGCGGGAGTTTTGGATGGCAATCTATCCTACGATTAGTACTGGCGGTAAGGCTTGCCTTGTGTCCACGGTTAACGGCATGAGTAACCTTTACTATGAACTGTACAAGTCCGCGGAAAAAGAAGAAAATAAGTTCTATATCGTGGATATCAAGTGGAGAGAGCACCCGTGGTATACAGATGAGTGGTATGAGGAAACACGCCCCAACATGTCAGAGAAAGCTTGGCTGCAAGAATATGAGTGCCAATTCTTAGGTACGGGCGATACCTTCATTGACAGACACACCTTGGGAACTATCCAAGGAACCATGAGGGATGATTGGACTTCCAAGTACACACACCGTATGCGTGTATGGGAGGAGCCAAAACCTTATTATAATTATATCCTCGCTGCGGATGCTTCGTACGGGAGAGAGCGGGACCATTCTGCATTTCATGTTATAAACCTGTATAACGGACAGCAGGTTGCGGAATTTTATTCAAACGTAACTCCTATTAGTAAATTTGCTGAAATTATCGCAAAGGAAGGGTACCACTACAACACAGCTTTCGTGCAGATTGAAAGAAACGGGCTAGGGATGGCTCTCATCGAGCAGCTGTGGGATTACGTCGAATACGATAACCTGGTCATGGATGAGAAGGGGGAGTTTGGTGTCATGCTCACAACCAAAACTAGGGAAGTCGTATTATCAGATTTGGAAGACGCTTTACGTAAAGGAAAAATAAAGATTAATTCGGAACGAACTTTTAATGAACTAATTACTTTTATTATTAATGAGGATACTGGTAAAGTGGAAGCTGATGAAGGATACACAGATGATTTGGTTATGAGTTTAGCTTTGGCAGCACACACATTCGATGATATTCACAGGGGAAGCCCTGAACCTATGGGGTCAAATGAAAAGGATACTAAACCTGACCCTTACGCTGGCATAAGCACTAGATATCATAAAGATTTGGACCTTTTGGATTATAATAAATGGGTACTGAACCAAGATTAAACGACAACGATGAGCTCCTTGAAGAGGGAGCCACCGAATTCCCCGACCCACATACGTACGGCCGAGACGCTCCTGGCTACCGTGGCAGGTTCTTCGCGTTTTGGAGTAAGGTATTCGGAGAGAAGCCCAAGAGAGGGCGTCCTTCTAAAATGCAGCCATTGGCGGGTGACGCTAAAAGTGCTGCTGAGGAAACCTTTGAGGATTTCGCGGGTGGTTACGGACGACAAGGTACAGCCTACGCAATGCCTCGCGTCGAGCTTGAACGTAAACGCCGGTATAAAGAGTATGAAAAGATGGATGAGTACGCTGAAATTGGCGCGGCTCTAGACATTTATGCCGACGATGCTACTCAGGAAAATACCAAGCGAGAGATGTTCGAACTCAATACTGAGAATTCTATCATCAAAAAAGAGGTTGCGAGGTTTATTAAAGCAGTTCAGTTGGACAAGCATATTTGGGATATTGTCCGCAACGTCGCCAAGTACGGAGATTGCTTTGTAGAGAACGTTGTAGACCTTAATAATATTGAGGGGGGTATTCAGCGCCTTAAAATTCTTAACCCAAACTTCCTCTTTAGGATTGAAGATAAGTACGGCTACCTGAAGGAGTTTATCCAAGAGATTCCGGAGAAGAATAAGAACGCAAGTGATTACTCTACTAACTTCGTTCCCGATAAAAAGAAAAAGAATTTTATCCGTCTAGACAAAGACCAGCTCATACACGTTCGTCGTCATACTTCGGATGCCAATTACTACCCATACGGGAAAGGTATCTTATCTTACGCCATCCGAGCATTCAAATCTTTGGTAATGATGGAAGATGCGATGCTCATCTACCGTATTCAGAGAGCTCCGGAACGAAGAGCTTTCTACCTTGAAACCGGTAACCTTCCGCAATCAAAGGTGGAAGCGTTTGTTGAACGTATTAAGAATAAGTTCAAGAAACAACCTATGTGGAATCAAAACCAAAACAGTATTGATTCTGCATACAACCCCCTATCTGTCGATGAGGATTTCTTTATCCCCATCCGAAATGGTGTAGGTACTAAGATTGATGTTTTGCCTGGGGCTCAGAACCTCGGCGAGACCGATGACGTTAAGTACTTCCGTGATAAAGTATTAGCTGCCCTGAAAGTGCCCAAAGACTTCATTGTCGAAAAGGACAACTCTCCAGAGCGTAAAGCTAACCTAGCTCAGCTAGACGTCAAATTTGCTAAGGCTGTCCAGAGACTTCAACGTGATATTGAATCTTCTTTGACCGTGCTGGTTAAGCGTCATCTCAAACTGGTAGGGCTTCCTAATAGTGTTATCCGCCCCGTTGAGATTAGACTCACATCCCCGTCGGACATGTTCGAGAAGCGCAGGTTGGAGACCGATGAACAAAAGGTTCGTATCGTCCAGGCTGTAAAGGGTTTAATGCTATTCGATGATGAGTACATTTACAAAACTTATTTTGGCTTTACGGAGTCCGAATGTCAGGACATGAAAGACCGTATGAAGAAGCAAATGGAGGAACAGCCTCAAGAGGACCCAATGGGTATGGGAGGAGGTATGCCAATGGCGGGAGGTCCGCCGATGCAGGGTGAGGAAGAAGATGCTAACGTTCCGCCTGAGGGCGAAGAAGAAGCAGGTGACCAAAACCTCGATGCGGATAAAGCTCCACCGGGCACTACCCAAGTTGGCAAGTCAGGTCCAGGAAAATAACGCTAGTAAAAAAAGTTAATATTTTTTGCTTTTGAGGTAATTAACTGCAGTATATACGTTTACACGTATGGGTGCACACACAATGGATATTACTAATATTTTTTATACACGGGACCAGAGTTTTGCCAAGATTAATCTTGCCATGAACTACCTCAGCCGTCTAGTTCGAGAGAATTTGACGGTTTTTGATTATGACGCGGGGTCCGGAGAAATCGCATTTTTATCCGACAGCGACAAGCTTATGAAGGCGGTTATCGAGCCTAATGGAGACTCGGTTACTTTAACTCAAATTCAGGTTGAGCCGGCGGATGAATTATTCTCAAATGAAAAAATTGATGAAGCGGTCAATTCCCAAGTATCAAAGTTTGTTCATTCCCTGCATGGGGACTCTTACCCGCAAGCCGAAGTTAGTTTTTCAAAGCTTTTGAATATATTTGAAAGTAGAGGAAATGTAAACGAAGCTCGCTCTAAGTTAGAAAAGCGCCGAGCTCGTTTTTCTGAGGTTCAAGATATTACAGACACCCCGGAGTTCGTGAAGTTAGCAGAAGTAAAAGAACAACTTATTGATTATGTAAAGGAAAACAAATCTTCATTAATGAAGTACGAAGACATTATCAATTCAGCTAAGCTAACTCACGCGCTTGGTAAAGTTTTTAAAGCTCCTACTACCACATGGGATGATTTAGTCTCTGAAGGGTCCGTTAAGATTCCGTATGATTCCAAGAAAACAGTGTTTGAGATGATTTGCACCCAAGAATTAATCCGCACTGAGCTTGTTGAGTCTAAAGAGAACTTTGCGCGTACCTGGATTAAGAATCCGAAAATTGCTGCTCTCGCTTCATGCATCTATAATGACGATGCTGCCGTAGAAAAAGCTCTACACGAGGCTTTAACTGAAATCCCATATCTAGCATTGGCTGCTAAAGCCGATATCAAGCGCGTTTTTTCTGCTGTCTATGAGTCTAGTGACGTTAAGGGGATATCCCAAAAGGATATTCGTGAATATGTTGCCAAGATTTTTGAAATGAAAAAGCCTCTTAAGGTTGGTGTTATCCGTGAACTTAATGAGTCCTACGGTATTAACGTACAAAACCTTAAGTTTGTCCCGACGTTTTCTAACTTAGCTAAAGCCCAGTCGGTATTCTTTGAGGCGCTCTCCCGAATTTCTGAAAAGGAGAGCGTCGTTCGCGATGTATGCTCTAACTTTGCAAATTCTCTGCATAAGAAGAACGGCATTCAAACCCTAACCATCAATGATTTCATTGCTGAAATTCTAGAGTCCGCAGATATCAACACCGACGGTGAGCTCTTCCGAGTAACAAATCTGGATACCGTAATGGAAAGTGTTCAAGAGGCTAAGAAGAAAGACGATGGCGAAAGTAAAGGAGACAAGGGAAAGGATAAGGACGACCCTAAAGCCAAAGACTATGAAAATGGTGGCGACCGCAAAGGTGATAAATCAAAATCCGGTAAGGGAAAAGATTTTGAAGATGAAGACGAAGACCCCGTAGGAAAGAAAAACGGCAAGAACGGCAACGGTAAGGATTTCGGGGGCAATAAAGGCGACAAGTCTAAGACCCATCCTGGCGAAGAGGACTATGAAAATGGCGAAGAGGACGAAGACGAATTCCCACTTGCTAAAGATAAGAACGGGAAGAAGAAAAAGAAGAAAGGTAAAAACGGCAAGAACGGCGATGAGGAAAGCGATTTAACTCCGGCTGAGCGCGCTGATGAAAACATCGAACAAGAGTATGCCACCCCTGAGGAAGAAGAAGACCTGGATGCTCCTGCGGGCACTAGTGAAATGGACACCCTAATGGGCGAACTCGAACAACTTTTTAAAGAGGTTGATTGGGAAGCAATTGCGCAGGAAGACGATGAAACCGAGTATGATGGAGAAGATGATTTCTCAGACCGGCAAATCGCCAGCCCTGACGGGGAGTTCAATGATGAGGAGCCAGGAACTCCTGATACGGAACAACAACTTTAAAGTTCTTCCATATATCCTTGCTTTAACCAAGTCAAATTATAAATAACAAATTTTTGGTGTAAGCTATGTAACATAGTAAGCACATTATACAATTCTGTAATAGACTCTTCTGATACATTGGAAGAGTCTATTACTTTTTTAATGCGCTCACGACAGAATTTGAGGTCTTCCGAGTCTTCGGGCTTGAGTTTGCTGAGGGCAGCGATATAATCTGTTTTCTTTTTAACCATTTACTTCAATTTTTAAAGATTTGTAGGCACGCTTGCGTGCGAGAGAATGTTCCTTGAGATAGGGAACCGTGTCATTGAAATCATAGATGCTCACAGTCTGTTTTGACTCATGAATTCTTAAAGCCCGTCCTAGAGCTTGTAAGGTAGCGATTTCAGATTTTAAGCCGCGGGCGTTAATAAGGTGAGTTATCTCTGGGATATCTATTCCCGTCTGCATGATTTTAGTTCCTATGAGTACAGCCTTATCCTGTTTTTTAAATGTGGATATCACCGCTTTACGGGTTAGAACGTCATCTTTGCCTTCCAACGTGACCGCTACGGGGATTAGCTTTTTAAGAATTTCTAAATGCTTTAAATTCTTCACTAGGACTAGAACCTTCCCTTCTGTAATTTGATAGCACAAATCTCGGATTTTATTATTTCGCGCGGTAGAGTTGATAATATGAATATCGTAAATATCAGCATATTTGTGGTTTAACATCGAGTGGTCCTTGTACGGGGGCATCTCTAGGAAATTAACGGTCGGAGGAGTAAGAAATCCATCCTCCACGAGGTCCTGGACATCCACCTCAGATATCACTTCACCTAGGTAAGCCACTAGGTTTAACTTTGCGAACCTATCTTTAGGGATGGTCGCGGACATTCCAAACCTGTAACTAGCGTTAGGGAAGGAAGATACCACTTTGGTCGCTAGTTTACCCTTGGAAAATTCGTGAACTTCGTCAAAAATTAAAAAGTCCGAGGTTTCCAAATGAGTGTCGATGATGCGGTGGATTGATTGAACCGTGCAAAGTGTTATGGGTTTAACATCATAACCATCACCAAAGACAATCCCGACGTCAAATCCATGTTTTTTGAGAAAATCATAGGTCTGCAACAGCAAACTCTTCTGGGTGAAGAAGATTACGCCGGTAAGGTTCCTAAACGCCCGAAGCAACCCCGCTAAAATAATGGTTTTACCCGCGCCTGTAGGAGCGTTAATAAGCGCACACCGTTTTTCTAGGGCTAATTGCACTAAAGAGCGTTGATAATCCCGAAATTCGATGCTCTCTAGGTCTGTACTTTCAATAGCAGGAGAACTTCTCTTATCTGTAACCGTGAAATCTATCTCCGCGTCCGATAAATCGGACTGAATAAATGGAATTAACCCTGTTCCAACGCAGCCTTTCTCGGTTATGAAATATTTGGAGCCGTCCCACCCCCTCTTATAAGCTTTGCTATATTGGTGACCTGGGATTTTGGCACTATACTTCTTGCGAAGCACGTTTAGTAGCTTTTCATTGTCGGTCATAAGAAAAGATTTATGGTTTTTTAATAGAATCTCCAAAACAACACTATTATAGATATATTCTCTTTTAAAGAGAGTAAAAATATGACTAAAACTAAACAGAAATACATTAAATTAGACGTGCCTTACCCTGCAATCGCGATTGACGACTTTGTGAACCCCTCGTTATTGCGTGCTGCTTCGAATAGTTTCTCGGAAGTGAGACCTAACGACTGGTATACCTACAAAGGGGATACTGATACCAATCGCGCTTACAAGAAAACTTCCACGTTACGACATACTATAACCCCGCCGGCGTTAGCGGTATTGGATTATATCGCAACACACTTTAACCCCGCTGATTATTTTGAGGATTTCGGCATTTCCGTCGACGTATTCCCAGACTTCGGGTATTATGGCGCAGGAATGCATGAGTTGCCGGAAGGAGGATTCTTAGGAATGCACTTGGATACAGATATACATGGAGGCAATAAGAAATGGCGACGTGAATATAGTGCTGTACTATGTGCCTCAGAAGAATATGACTCTAGTTTTGATTTAGTTCTCCACGATGGGAAAGGTCAACACGCAAAAGTCCCCTATAAATTCAATAGATTAATGGTATTTAAGTGTTCTAACGCTGACTTCGTATATAAACATGAGTACGAGTCGTGGCACGGGATTCCTAACCCCATTACCACAGGAATGACGCGTAAAACGTTACCTGTATTTTACTGGTCAACTAACGACTCCAGTACAACCGACCGCAGAGTGAGAGCTACCTTCAATAAAGACTTGCCATTCTAGGAAATTAATTATGTCAGAAGATTCAATTATCGATTTAATAAATAATCATCAGGGAGGACCTCCGACTGATGATTCCACCTCAAACCAGGGCGCCGGACCACCTATGTCTGAAGCAGACACAGGCTCTGTGAAGCGTAAAGTAGAGCAAATGCAGTCCAACATTCCTAAGGATGCTAAAATGGACGCCACTTTAGCCAAATTATTGGAAAAAATTGGTCCAAAATTTGGAAGACTCGCCATAGAGTTGCCCTCTGATGGTTTATTTTACAAAGATTCCGTAAATAAGGTGTCAATTCGCCCGTTTACCTTCGAAGACGAGCGTTTGCTGAAAACAATGGATTTTATGCAGCAAGATGCGGGTGATAGGGTACTAGAACAACTGCTGCGCAACTGCGTAGACGGGATTGACCCCTCAGAACTTACTCCGCTAGACCGCTTGTACCTATTATTCAGGCTAAGAGGCATTTCTTACGGGGATGACTACCCAATGGGGGCTGACTGCACTCATTGCCAGGAGAGTAGTGAGTTAAGTCTTAAAATAAGCACTCTAAAAATTACGAAATTAACAAAAGAAATGTTAGTTTTCATCGCTCCTGACTCAGAAGTCGAAATAGAGGTTAAACTACCCCGCACGCAGGACAATCACCTCATAAGCAATGCAGATAAAATGATTGAGAACATGCACATGTTTGTCCGCAGCGTTGGGGGGGTCACAGACTCCACTATTATTCAGGAATTTATCCGCCGAACGACAGTTCGTGATATTGATACAATCCGTCGGTCCATTTACACACCCAAATACGGGATGGAAGACCATTTCTTTTATAATTGCGCGGGGTGTGGAGGAAAAAATCGTGTTAATATCACTTTGAACGAGAATTTTTTTACAGCGAGCTGAAGGCTCATTGGAAAGAAAATGGGCTAGAGCAGCAAGCGTATACTCTTGTGAAGCACGTAGGCGTTAGTTTAGAGGACGTAGGTAAACTCACTTTCGTCGAACGAAATACGTATATAACTTTGTTACAGGAAGAGTTGCAGAAAAGCCAGGAGCAACTCGACTCAATGCACAAGAAGTAACTAAATACTTATAATGACAAAGTTCAATAACACTACCGTAATAAAGCGCTATAACCGTCCAAGTGTTTTGTTCCCCACTCAGCTAGATAATTACTTTGCTAATAACGGCACGTATTTCGACCCTAATTCTGTAAGCGCGGTTTACATTTTTCCGGATACGGGCGCTACTAACGGTTCTCCCGATATTTATATTAACAGGGATTCCACCGCAATAGGAGTTGTATCCGCTTACGGTCTTATTCATACAAGCGCTTTGTCTTCTGTAGTGGCGTATTTTGATGTAAGCAATAATTCAGGCACTATTCTAAACCCCAGTGACTACACTCCTGGTATGGCGTCAAGCGTAAGTTCTATCTACAGCGGGATTTCCGGACAGTACACTGTTATCGCGGATGGAGCTGGAGACTTTACAGGGCTATCTTCGACCGGTAAATATTTTGATGCGTGGCTTGTGAGGGATTTTTCATCCAGTTATTACAGACTGTATTGGAATAAGTTTGAACTGTTTAATGACAGAATTATATCGTACACAGAGCCATTCCAAACTACTGCGAAATGTTCTCTCAACCAAAAGTATATCAGTCTTAGCTCTATCGTCACCCTTAGAGTCGACACAGATGTATTCCTTGCGAACCGGGAGCTTTCTGAAGCCGATAAGAACATATGGCGAGACAGCGTCATTACTAGTGGGCAAATTAGAATTAGGAAAAGAAACCCTCGTACGTCCGGAGTCATCACGGATATCGTCACTTGGACAGATGTGGATGATATATCCTCGGATGACACGATGCTTTACCGCTGGGACACAACTTCTTTGGAGACAGGGGATTATATTGTGCAGGTTAAGTTTAACCTACTTGACCAGGTCATTTATTCCGAAGACTTTAGTGTAGTGCTTCGGTGACTTCGTAGTCGAAATCTAAAGGAGTTAGACCGTCCACAAACATCTTTATAAAGTGCTGTTTTGATTGACACGCAGTGTGCAGCTCATTCCAGTCTTTACATCCTTCAGGAAGGGTGGCGATACAAAAGTCTTTTTTGTTTTTAGATAGCATCATGCTGCGGGCTTGTTGTATTCCTTCCGCCCCTGCTTCGTCATTATCATAGCCGAAAATAATTTGTTTATCTTTTATCTCCCCCGCTTGTTGATGAGATAGTCTGCTACCTTGAGTGCATGTAGCATTAATACCGTTAAGCTGGAGACTTATAGCGTCTAAAGGACCCTCCACCAAGACCACATAATCTGCATCAGATTTAAACGGGAATAAGATATCTGATGATTTTATACCTGTTACTTGACGGGATGGGTTTAGATATTTCGTCCCCACCACACTCAGATTCCTCGCTTGGAAATAGAAGGGTTTCCCGTCGTACTCATAAGGAATAATTAGCCTATTGGCGTATCTACCTGATTTTGCTATATAAAAATCCGCTGCGCCTAACTTACGGTCCCTGATGAACTTACAAGCAAGCCTGTCAGAAAGACTTGTAGCATCTATCTTCTCCGGATTGAATTTCTTGAAGGTTTTGAATATATCAGAAAGGGTGTCATTTGAAGATTTTTGCTCCTCTACATGAACCGAGGAGATATCAAACAGTAATTGGGGGGAATCAAAGAGTTTAGACCGTAGATATTTTAAAGCAGCCTCGTAGGATATCTGCTCAACATGCGCGATGAGCTGAGGAAAATTGCCAGTCTCATGCCCCTTGAAGTCCTGCCACAAGCCCGTGTTTAAATTAATAGACATGTGGAGCTTCTCATCATGGGTAAATATAGAGTTCGTAGTGAATTCTTCACCATGAACCTTATTAATGGGGAATTTTTCGTATAAATACTCTTTAATAATAGAGGGCGGCACCATATGTATATTAAAGGCTTTTCACCATCGAAACTGAACACTTTTGACGAGTGTCAACAAAAATACCGTTACAAGTACATCCACTACCTTGGAGAGGACTTTAACGATACTCTCTCACGGGATGCTCTTCAATTCGGCTCTTATATTCACAAAATACTAGAAGACGGGTTTGAAGCGGAATCAGAAGATGAGCTATGGGAACATGCTCACCGGCTTCGCGAAGGCTACCAATTCGAAGGGCGCGATGACGACATCGGTAAATGTATAAAAAACTTTTTTAAATTTAATAACGCGTTAACAGAAACTGTTTCTACGGAAATGAGGTTCAAGGAAGAGGTACGTGATGACCTAGAAGTTAACGGGATTATTGACCGAGTCATTAAGGGTGAAACAGGTAAGTATCTTGTAATTGATTATAAAACTTCCAAACGAGAGAAGACTAAACGGGAACTGTTTCAAGACCCTCAGCTAATGATATACACGGCTGCAATCCATAAAATGTATAAGGTTCCTATTAAGGATATTATGGTTGCACACTACTACCCAATCACTGGGAACCTAGTAAGCGTTCGGTATAACCCATCACATATTGCAAACTTTTTAAAGAGGCTAGACGAAAAAAAGTGGAGCATCCGCCGGAAAAAAGCGGACGAGTTCGGCCCAAGACGAAATAGGTTTTGTGACTGGTGTGGGTATAAAGAGTTATGCCCGTTGTTCGGTGGAACAGAGAAGATGCTGAAGGAGGCTCTTGATGCAAAGAGAGCTAGCAAACCTCGCATTCAGAAAGGTAAATTTAAGAAGCCCTGATGTGATTAATCCCTAGGAGTCGGTCGGCTTCTTTCTATCTCGGTACACTAGAGGATAATATAAAGATATATCTATATTATCTAGGAATTCCTGTACTAAGGTTACATCATACTTATGCTTCTTAGTGTATAAGGATACTAAGTTAGAGAGTTTCAATGGTCTTTGAGCTTTAAGGGAATCAAGTATTTTACCCTGAAATATATTTATAAAGTTTTCTGAGTACTTATGTCTCCATTTCTCTTTAAACGTTAGAGATAAAGCATAATTAACCTGTTCTAAGAACTCAGACATCGTTACCTTATCATCCAGATTTAAGCTAGTCATAATTAAATAATATATAATATTAAAGAAGGAAACTTTCGATAATGACAATAAAATTAGACACAAGCTTATCTTTTAGAAAACAGACCGAAGGGAAGTCTCTAGGCAGTGTTATGGCTGAAGCTACTTACGTAGGTCAACTGTTCACGTTTCACTACCATAGTTTTGGTCCTAAACACCGAGGCTGGAACTATAGATATGGAACTAAGGTAAAGGGTACCAGCGTAAGACTAAGTTCTCCTGTTAGAAACAAAAGAGTAAAACCTAGAACAGCTAATAAAGACAAATACCCACTTTTACTTTTGGCTTTTAAGAATGGAAATAAAGTATGGAAGGCTGAGAATGGTAAGAAGTATGTTTATGGGTTTAATTTGAATTACCTACCAAATGACAGAAGGTTGGAGTTTGTCGAAAAACTCAGGGATGTTGTACTTGAACAGCCAGGACTAGAAATGTCTTATAGAGATTTGTTAGTTAAGTTTGGACTTCCTCACCAAGGAACAGATACCATATTCCGAAAGTACGATGTCCGCGGGAGCAAGTTAAGAGGTTTTAAGGAAGTTGACCTAGATACTTATATAATCCAACTGTCCTCAGCATTGGACCGTGAGACCCTATAAATTATGGCTGAACCAATTGACCGCGCTTTCTTCGAAGAGGTATTCCGTAACCTATCAACACAGATAGGTGATGCTGTAACTCTAGCTCTTGCGCAACAACGGTCCAATGAAGGAGGCGGTGGCGGTGGCGGTGTAGCCGGTGGGGGTGATGTTATTTCTATTAGACTTGGCGCTGAGGGCGTTCAAGACATGACACGAGCTGTTCGTAGGGGTACTGAGGGCTCCCAGAAGAACCTTGAGAGGTTGATACAGGTGATGGAGGAAGTCCCGGGGGAAATCGCCTCTTCATTGCCCCAAGCTGCCTTTGATGATAGGTACGGGCGCGAAGAAACCGAGGACAACTCGGCGGAACTGGCTAAAAACACAGCCGAGGCAAAAGAACAGGGTGGGCAGAGGAAGCGAGCTGCAACCAAAATGGTTGGTGCACTGGGTCAATTGCTCGCAAGTAACGTTCTGTTGCGTAAAGCTTTACAGGTTACAAAAGGAGCGTTCGACTATGGTAACATAGTCGCACGTGGCGCAGCCGCGACTAACAAACAGTCTATTCTATCCCGACAAGGCTTGAGCGA